CCCGGCTGCGAATCCCCCAAAAAATCAAAAAGAAAAGTTTTAGCTTGCTAAATCTTGCTAAATCTTGCTAAATCTTGCTAAATCTTAATTATAGGGCTATATGCTCATATTTTGGCTTGTGAGAGCAGAGTTACCCAAGTTGGTAAACTTATAAGCAAAAGTTATTGCTGTTCTTAGAAACGAGAATATAGGCTTTAAACGATATAACCACATTTAAAAGAAAGGACAATATGCAAACACAAAACGGTGGCAGACCCACAATTTTACCTAAGATGTATGAAGAACCGCTATTTAGTCAAATTATTGATAAAATTGAATCAGGTTGCAACGACAGAGAAATCTACACTAGTTTGCATTGTTCAGCTAAAACTTTTAGAAAGTGGCGAGATGACAATATAAAGGCGTATGACGAAGCTAAAAGCATTGCTAGGGGAAATCTATTAGAACTAGCTGAAAGTGCCTTAGCGAGCAAACTGACAGTCAGAACGCTAAAAGAAACAGAAACAATCTATGACGCTGACGGAAACATTGAAAAAGTAAAGGTTAAAGAAAAAGAGCTGGATAAAGATAGCTTGGTAGCAATGATGGTTGCTAAGGCTGGAAACCCTGAACTTTATAACCCTACTGAATGGCGGAGATTGCAACAGGAAGAATCAAGCGCTCATGACCTTAAAGCAAAAATTGAAGAACTTGATGACTATAAGCTAAGTAAGTACGAAACGCCAAAAATTGAAGTGCCGAAAGGGTTTGAATAAATGTATTATTTAAATAAAATGTTGGAATACAACAAAGAAAACGGCATTATTATTAATAAATACATTCGTAAGACTATTCAGAAGCAAATACGCATTCACAACAAGTATATCTATCGCTATGACCGTGTTACGCAAGCCGTTGAATGGATACAAGACAACTTCTATTTGACTACTGGTAACCTGATGAAAATTGAACTATTACCGCCACAAATTTGGTGGTATGAGTTGATGCTTGGCTATGATATGATTGATGAAAAAGGTGTACAAGTCAACCTAGTTAATGAAATTTTCCTTAATCTAGGTCGTGGTTCAGGTAAGTCAAGTTTAATGGCAACGCGCGTGCTTAACTGGATGATTTTAGGCGGACAATATGGCGGAGAGAGCTTAGTTATTGCATACGATAACACACAGGCTAGACACGTATTTGACCAAGTAAGGAATCAAACGGAAGCCAGCGATACATTAAGAGTATATAATGAAAACAAGATTTTCAAGAGTACGAAACAAGGGTTAGAATTTACTTCTTTTAAAACAACTTTCAAAAAGCAAACAAATGATACTTTGCGAGCGCAAGGTGGTAACAGTTCCCTTAATATATTTGATGAAGTTCATACCTATGGCGAAGATATAACAGAATCAGTCAATAAAGGTTCACGTCAAAAACAAGACAATTGGCAAAGTATTTATATCACTTCTGGTGGACTTAAACGAGACGGACTATATGATAAACTTGTTGAACGCTTCAAGTCAGAGGAAGAATTTTACAATGATAGGTCGTTCGGCTTGCTTTACATGCTAGAAAATCATGAGCAGGTTAAAGATAAGAAGAATTGGACTATGGCATTGCCTCTTATTGGTAATGTCCCTAAGTGGTCAGGAGTTATTGAAGAGTACGAGCTTGCGCAAGGAGACCCAGCGTTACAGAATAAGTTCTTAGCGTTTAATATGGGCTTACCTATGCAAGATACAGCTTACTACTTCACTCCGCAAGATACTAAACTAACAGACTTTAATTTATCTGTATTTAATAAAAATAGAACTTATGTCGGAATTGACTTATCCTTAATTGGCGATTTAACCGCTGTATCATTCGTTTGTGAGTTAGAGGGTAAAACTTACAGTAACACACTTACTTTCTCTGTACGGTCGCAATATGAGCAACTAGACACAGAACAGCAAGAACTATGGACTGAATTTGTTGACAGAGGCGAACTAATATTACTTGATACGGAATACATTAATGTAAATGACTTAATACCATATATTAATGACTTTAGAAGTAAGACAGGGTGCAGACTTAGAAAAATCGGTTATGACCCAGCACGATACGAAATTTTAAAAGGTTTGATTGAGCGTTACTTCTTTGACAAAGACGGAGATAACCAACGAGCTATTCGACAAGGTTTCTCAATGAACGACTACATCAAGTTATTAAAATCTAAGTTAGTGGAAAATAAGCTTATCCATAACCAAAAAGTCATGCAGTGGTCTTTAAATAATACTGCTGTTAAAATCGGACAAAGTGGGGACTATATGTATACTAAAAAACTTGAAAAAGATAAAATTGACCCCACTGTGGCTTTGACAATGGCATTAGAAATGGCGGTGTCAGATGAAGTATAACGTTGACACAGTCAGAGAGAGTGGCTGGTACAATAAAAAAGAATGGTTGGCAGTCCGTGATTATGTAAGACAACGCGACAAAATGACTTGCGTAAGATGTGGTGCATTCGGTGCTAAAAAATACGAAGTAGACCATATTATAGAACTAACTTGGGAAAATCTTGATGATTGGAAAATAGCGCTAAACCCTGATAACCTACAACTCCTTTGTAAGTCTTGTCATAACAAGAAAACAGGCGAGTATAAACGAGGAAAAGGCGTAAGTTTATGGTAGAAAGGGGAAAAATTGAACTTATTCGGAAAAGTAGTATCATTTTCACGTGGAAAACTAAACAATGATACTCAAAGAGTTACAGCGTGGCAAAATGAAGCAGTAGAATATACAAGTGCCTTTGTAACTAATATTCACAATAAAATTGCTAATGAAATAACAAAAGTAGAATTTAATCACGTAAAATATAAAAAATCTGATGTTGGATCTGATACTTTGATTAGTATGGCAGGTTCTGACTTAGACGAGGTTCTAAACTGGAGTTCTAAGGGCGAACACAATAGCATGGAGTTTTGGCAGAAAGTAATTAAAAAGTTGCTATGTACGCGCTATGTTGACCTGTACCCTATATTTGACAGTGAAACGGGCGATCTATTAGACTTACTGTTTGCTAATGATAAAAAAGAATATAAACCTGAAGAATTAGTAAGGCTTATCAGTCCTTTTTATATCAATGAAGACACAAGTATTTTAGATAATGCTCTGGCTAGTATTCAAACTAAGCTGGAACAAGGTAAATTGCGTGGCTTGTTGAAAATTAATGCCTTTCTTGATATTGATAATACACAAGAGTATCGAGAAAAAGCACTAGCAACAATAAAGAACATGCAAGAAGGTTCTAGTTACAACGGTTTGACGCCAGTTGATAACAAGACAGAAATTGTAGAACTTAAAAAAGATTATTCTGTTTTAAACAAAGATGAAATTGACCTTATTAAATCGGAACTTTTGACAGGTTACTTTATGAATGAAAATATTTTGCTTGGTACTGCTACGCAAGAACAACAAATTTATTTTTATAACTCTACTATCATTCCTTTACTGATTCAACTTGAAAAGGAACTGACTTATAAACTGATTTCAACAAACCGCAGACGAGTAGTTAAGGATAATTTATATTATGAACGCATAATCGTAGATAACCAGCTATTCAAGTTTGCAACTTTGAAAGAATTAATTGACTTGTATCATGAAAATATTAACGGTCCTATTTTTACACAGAATCAACTTCTTGTTAAAATGGGCGAGCAACCAATCGAGGGTGGAGATGTTTACATAGCTAACCTTAACGCAGTTGCTGTTAAAAACCTAAGTGACCTACAAGGCAGTAGAAAGGACGTAACAAGCACAGATGAAACTAATAACCAATAGTGCTGAAATTAAAGTAACTGAAAACGAGGACGGTTCTAAGTCGTTCCAAGGTATTGGTTCAGAAGTTGGTGTAGAGAACCTTAACGGTATTGTCTTGACACCTAACTGCATTGAGTTTGCTAGAGAACGATATCCATTGCTATATGAACACGGAGCTGGATCTAGTGAAGTCATTGGGGACGCAAAAGTTTATTATGACTTAGCTACCAATAAATATCTAACTGACTTTACTCTTTATGACAATGCACCAAACATTAACAAGGCTGTTGAAAATGGCGCTTTTGACTCACTATCAATTGCCTATTATATTACAGATTATACTTTTGATGATAATGACGCTCTAGTTGTAAATAAAGCACAATTTAAAGAAATTTCTCTTGTTTCAGTACCAGCAGACCCTAACGCAAAATTTATTCAAAATGCCTTAGGCGAAGAACTTACAGAAGAACGCAACAAAATTATTGAAAGCCGTAACGCTTTGAAAGAAATTGAGGATATTAAAAAGAAATATGAATAAACCTGATTTAATCGAAAAACAAAATCGCTTGGCAGAACTTAAAGAAAATAACGTATCTTTAAAATCTCAAATTAGTGGCTTTGAAGTAAAAAACGCAATTGAAGACTTGCCAAAAGTACAAGAATTAGAAAAAACACTTTCAGAAAATTCAATTGAAATTATCAAAATTGAGAACGAACTTAACGCACAGGAAGAAAAACCAAAAGGAAAAGCTAAAATGACAAACTTTATTGAATCACAAAACGCTGTAACAGAATTTTTTGATGTATTGAAAAAGAACGCTGGTAAATCAGAAATCAAAAACGCTTGGAACGCAAAACTTGCTGAAAATGGTGTAACTATCACAGATACAACTTTCCAACTTCCACGTAAATTGGTTGAATCAATCAACACAGCATTGCTAAATACTAACCCAGTATTCAAAGTTTTCCATGTTACAAATGTCGGTGCTTTGCTCGTATCACGCTCATTTGATTCATCTAATGAAGCACAAGTCCACAAAGACGGACAAACAAAAACAGAACAGGCAGCAACACTCACTATTGATACTCTTGAACCTGTGATGGTTTATAAATTGCAATCACTTGCTGAACGTGTTAAACGTCTTCAAATGTCATACTCTGAACTTTACAACTTGATTGTAGCAGAACTTACACAAGCCATTGTAAACAAAATTGTTGACCTTGCGCTTGTTGAGGGAGACGGAACAAACGGTTTTAAATCAATCGAAAAAGAAGCAGACGCTAAAAAAATCAAAAAGATTACTACAAAAGCTAAATCAGCTGGCAAAACTCCATTTGCTGACGCTATTGAAGAAGCGGTTGACTTTGTTCGTCCTACTGCTGGTCGTCGTTATTTGATTGTTAAAACAGAAGACCGTAAAGCCTTGTTAGATGAGTTACGTCAAGCAACTGCAAATGCTAACGTTCGCATTAAAAATGATGATACTGAAATTGCTTCTGAAGTTGGAGTAGATGAAATTATTGTCTATACAGGTTCAAAAGCACTCAAACCTACTGTATTAGTAGACCAAAAATATCACATTGATATGCAAGACCTTACTAAAGTTGACGCGTTTGAATGGAAAACTAATAGCAACATGATTTTGGTAGAAACACTAACAAGCGGTCATGTTGAAACTTATAACGCTGGTGCAGTAATTACAGTATCATAAGAACAAAACGGAGGAAGTAAATGATAGATTATATTAAGGTCTATTGTGGTATTCCGATTTTAGTAACAGCTTATGATAGTAAACTCATCTTATTCCGTTCAATAGCTATTAAGTTGCTAGAAAAAAATGGTATTAAAGCTGACGAAACAAGCGTATTAGTTAAAGACTTTATTGCTTCTTATTGTCGGCTTAATATTGTTGATGAACCGGCTGAACAATGGCGAAATGCTGAAATGAAACGTTTGGCTTCTTTGCAAGAGTTAATGTATTATGGAGGTATTTAATGATATTCTCACAAGTTACATTACAGGTAGAAACGACTGTTAAGAAGAAGAACGGTGCAGAAGCTAATGTTATAAAGCCTATCACTTTGCCAGCAGTTAAACAGAGAATTAGTCAGTCAAGACTTGACGAGTTTTCTATGATTGGGCTAGGTAAAAACGTAAGATACGAGCTTAACGGAATCGGAGAAATGGAAGACTTAATTTTCAACTATTTCTTAGACGAAAAAGGCGAAACTTTCAAGCGTACAACATGGGAAAGAAACCCTAAGAATAACAAGATGATTTTAGAGGGGGTCGTGAGCAACGGACTATGAAAGATTATAAATTTTATAAAAATGATTATTTAGTATTTTCTGACGGTAGAGTTTATAGTTTTAAAAGTCATAGATATTTAAAACCCTCATTTAATGCCTACGGTTATTTAAAACTTAAAATAAATGGCAAAAATGTCCCTCTTCATAGAATTGTTATGGAAACTTTCAAAGGTTATTCTGATTTAACGGTTGACCATATAGACATGAACAAGTTAAATAATGATATTTCTAATTTAGAATATGTTACACGCTCTGAAAACAGTCGTAGAATGAATGAAAAAACTGGAGGAACTATTTCCGATAAATTTAGAAAGAATGGCATAAAAGCACGCTCTAAATCAGTAGTTTATGACGGTAAAGTATTTAATTCAGGCGCAGAACTGTGTAGGAAATTAGGGGTGGAACGACACGCTGCAAGTTTAGCTATACGACAAAATACTAGATTAAAAGGTCATTATGTTCAATTTGGGAACGAGGTAAGTAATGGAATTTGATTCTTATATAGATTGGTACAACAATTTACTTACAATGCCTCTAAATGACGTTATTTTAGGCGTTAAGGACACGATAGAAGACAAGACGGTATATTTATCACTTAGTGATTCAAAGGTGCTTAAAATGGATAATACGAGCTTTGTCATGGGCTACTATTATCAAGTTGTTTTATCTGTTAAAGACGTTGACGATGAACTTGTTGGACTAGTCGGAGATGTTTTGCAAAACGGTTGGAATATGACAAACTGGTCAGAAAACAGTCATTTGTACAATTATACTGGAACTGTTTATTTACCTTGCGGTTCAGGTGGTCAAGCATGGCAGTAAATTTAATTGATACAGCAAGCATAGCTAAAGAAATGCAATCGAAAGTAACAGAACGCATGGGCGATTGGTTTGAAGCAGAGTTTAAGGCTAAGGCAAATGCTGCAAGCCGAAGAACTAGATTAATTAGAAGTCATGGTCATACCTATACTTATGCCAGATATCAAAATACTGGGCAATTGTCAAGTAACTTAAAGCAAGTTAAAAAAGGCGATAAAGTAGTAGTTAATGCAGGGGCTAGAGCTAATTATACTAGCGGTTATCATGGTATGTATTTCTTAGTTGAAAAAAAGGGTATGCAAGACGTTAAAACAACATTGAAAAAAGGCGCTAATTATGCCAATTCAATGAAATTATAGAAAAGAGAAAAAATGAAATTAGATTATAATTCACGTAAGATTTTCTTTGGTAATGAAGCTCTAATCGTAGCTGATATGGCCAAGGGAAGTAACGGAAAACCAGTTTTCACCAACCACAAAATCGTAACTGGTTTAGTATCGGTTGGCTCAATGGAAGACCAAGCGGAAACTAACAGCTATCCGGCCGATGACGTACCAGACCATGGAGTGAAAAAAGGTGCTACCTTGCTTCAAGGAGAAATGGTATTTATTCAAACAGACCAAGCGCTCAAAGAAGATATCTTAGGTCAACAAAGAACAGCAAACGGCTTGGGTTGGTCTCCAACTGGTAATTGGAAAACGAAATGTGTTCAGTACCTAATTAAAGGGCGCAAACGTGATAAAGTTACAGGAGAATTTATTGACGGTTATCGTGTAGTCGTTTATCCAAATTTGAGACCAACAGCAGAAGCCACAAAAGAATCAGAAACAGATTCAGTAGACGGCGTAGACCCTATCCAATGGACTTTAGCAGTACAAGCAACTGATTCGGATATTTATTTGAATGGCGGTAAAAAAGTTCCTGCTATTGAATACGAAATTTGGGGAGACCAAGCAAAAGATTTTGTTAATAAAATGGAAAGCGAACTGTTCATCATGCAACCTGATACGGAACTTACTGGTGCTGTTACGTTAATTCCTCCAGTTATTCCAAATGTTCAAACGAAAACTAAAGGGGGTAATGACGGAACAATTGTTTTACCGGCTATTTTGAAAGATTCTAAAGGTCGCGATGTAAAAGTATCCGCAGTAATTAAAGATGTAAAAGGAAATGTTGCAACAAACAACGAACTTGCTCCTGGCGTTTATATCGTTACATTCTCCGCTGAAGGTTATCCAGATGTTTCGGTAGGTGTCGCTGTAACAGACAAACCCTAGTGTGCCCGACGGGGCTCACCACGTAGCGTTTGCATATAGTGCAGACGGAAAAGATAGATTCACGACCGTTTGGCCCAACTTGAATTTATTAGACGGTACTAAACACTTTAGTGGTGATTGGAAGAATTCAATTGGTTGGACAGTTGACTCAACAACATATAAAGGCCTAACTGTTAAAAAACGAACTGAACCATGGGGCGGCATATCCAAAACATTTACAGCTCCGAAAGACGGTACTTATACTTTCTCAGCTTATGTTAAAAGTTCAGGAAATAATGCAAATGCAACTAGATTTGTTCTTGTAGATGATAAAGGTACTTCCATTGTTCCTGATAAGAAAATGGGTCACGACTTTGATTGGTTGAGAGATAGTTTCTCTATAACATTAAAAGCTGGCAAAAAAGTTTCAGCAACATATGAAATAACTGGTTCAGGCTCAGATTCAATTTTATGGACTGCTGGTCATAAGTGGGAAGAAGGTTCAACTGCTACACCTTGGATGCCTTCATTTAGTGAAGTAACAGCTGAAGATTATCCAAGTTATATTGGAACATATACTGATAATAACTCCAACGAACAAAGCACAGACCCAGAAAAATATACTTGGAAAAAAATAGTAGAATAAGTAAAGGAATATATATAAAATGGCAAAACAATTAAGTACAGCACGTAAATTTAAAATGATTACAGGGAAAGACCTTTTTCAGCAACAAAAAGCAATGGATACAGAACTTAAAAAAGAAGACGGAGAAATTACTGATGTAATGGAGTTCGTTCAATATGGTTTATACTTGGCTCTTTTTCAAGATAACATTGTAAAAGCAAAAAGCGACTTTGCAGACTTTCGTTCTAGCTTTGAGTTCGATACTGACGGTAAAGGACTTAAAGAACTAGTTGAACTGTGGCAGAAAGAAATTTAATAAGCTGAAAGGACTGTAAATGATTTTAAAACATGCAATTAGATACTTAGAACTTACTGGTTCAGACTTTATTACAGATTTAAAAGACTTTGCAGACCTACAAAATTCTTTTGTCGCTGGATATATTCCTGATGACTTTACAGAGCAAATGGAGAGCTTTACAGACAAGTTGTTGATACTTTGGGTAGATTGTAACGGAGGACTGCAAAACGCCTTAGACGATAAAACAGAGCTTCCTACGACTAACGAGTTAATTAACATCTTCTGTAAAACTATTTTTATTCAAGAAAAAGAGGAAACGGAAGACGACATGGTCTTCTTTTCTTCTAGTTCATTGATTAAGAAAAAGAAAGATACTGTAAAGGAAAATAAAACTTTAGAACTTTTAACTATTTTAGGCAATAATGAAATTGATATAACACAGTTCATGGAAATGGAACTAGAACTTGTTTATAAATTAATTGAACTTATTGCAGAGAAGAAGAAAGAGGAAAAAGAAAAAGAGAAAAGGCGTAAAAGAAAGGGTATGTAATGGCAAGTAATGCAACGTTTGAGGTCGAGATATACGGTAATACCACAAAGTTCGAGAACTCACTTAAAGGCGTTAATACCGCAATGTCAGGGCTTAGAGGAGAAGCTAAAAACTTACGTGAAGCTCTAAAACTTGACCCAACAAATACCAGTAAAATGGCACAATTGCAGAAGAACTTACAAACGCAGTTGGGCTTATCACGTGACAAAGCAACAAAATTAAAAGAAGAACTTTCTACGGTTGACAAAGGTACGTCAGCAGGTCAAAAGAAATGGCTGCAACTTACTAGAGATTTAGGGACAGCAGAAACACAAGCTAACAGGCTAGAGGGCGAAATAAAGCAAGTCGAGGGTGCTATTAAATCAGGCTCTTGGGACATTGACGCTAAAATAGACACTAAAGGCGTTAATAGCGGAATTGATGGCATGAAGTCACGCTTTAGCGGTCTTAGAGAAATTGCTGTAGGTGTATTTAGACAGATTGGTTCAAGTGCTGTTAGTGCTGTTGGTAATGGCTTAAGGGGCTGGATATCTGACGCAATGGATACCCAGACAGCCATGATTGCCTTGAAAAATACAATGAAGTTTAAAGGCAATGGGCAAGACTTTGATTATGTAAGTAAATCTATGCAGAAGCTCGCTAGAGTTACAAACGCAAATAGTGAAGATACTCTAAAACTTTCAACAACGTTCATTGGTTTAGGAGATAGTGCAAAATCAGCAGTTGGTAAAACAGAAGCGTTAGTAAAAGCTAACCAAGCATTTGGTGGTACTGGAGAAAACCTTAAAGGTGTCGTTCAGGCTTATGGTCAGATGTCAGCAGCCGGAAAAGTCACAGCTGAAAATATTAATCAGTTGACAGATAACAATACCGCACTTGGTGCTTCTTTAAAAGACACTGTTATGCAAATGAACCCACAATTAAAGCAGTATGGTTCATTCAATGAAGCTGTTTCAGCTGGTGCTGTTTCAATGGATATGCTCGATAAGGCTATGCAGAATGCAGCAAACGGTTCAAGCAGTGCTACAAAAACAATAAGGGACACTTGGTCTGGTTTTAATGAAGATTTATCACAAGCCTTAATTCCTACACTTGAGGCTTTAACTCCTGTTATCAATGCTTTAATTGATAAAATGGACGATTGGGGCAAAGGTGCTGGTAAAGCTATAGAAAATGTAGTTAAGTATTTCCAAGACTTGTTCAAACAGTTACAACAAAATGGTGCGATAACTCAATTTTCTGCTATATGGGATAATCTAAAAAGTGCATTCGGTTCGGTAATTGGAATTATTGGTAACCTTATAAAATCTTTTGCTGGAGTTGATGATTCTACCGCAAAAAATAAAACTTCTGTTGAGAATGTGGCAGGAGTAATTGGTTCGCTTGCTTCTAAGTTTGCTGATATCACGAAAAGCATTGCTGACTTTGTTGGAAAAATTAGTGAAAGTAAAAGCGCAATGGACGCAATAAAAGTAGCTTTAGTTGCTTTAGCTGGTGCTTTCGTTGCTATGAAAGTTATCAACGGAATCATTAAGGCTTATGAGACATACAATAAGATTGTTGAAGCTGCTACAATTATACAAGGGGCTTTCAATGCTATAATGGCTGTCAACCCATTTGTACTTCTTGGAATAGCAATCGCCGCTGTCGTTGCTGGTCTAGTTTATTTCTTTACTCAAACAGAAACAGGTAAAAAAGCATGGGCTAGTTTTGTAGACTTCTTGAAGAGTGCATGGGACGGAATAGTTTCGTTCTTTAGCGGTATCGGACAATGGTTTGCTGATATATGGAATGGAGCAGTTGACGGAGCGAAAGGTATCTGGCAAGGTTTAGTTGATTGGTTCAGCGGTATTGTACAAGGTATTCAAAACGTTTGGAATGGAATAACAACATTCTTTAGCAATTTATGGACAACTGTTATTGGTGGCATTCAATCTGTATGGGGCGGAGTAACTGACTTTTTTAGTGGAATATTCGACGCAGTTAGTTCAGTAGTTTCTACAGTATTTAGCGCTATTGGTGGCTTTGCTAGTTCAGCTTGGGATGTACTGGTTGGCGTATGGAACGCAGTAGCTGGCTTCTTTGGCGAAATATTTAATGCAGTAAGTAATGTTGTGTCTAATGTATTCAATGCAATTGGTAGCTTTGCTTCTAGCGCTTGGGGAGTTGTTCAGTCAATATGGAACGCTGTTTCAGGATTCTTTAGTGGTATATTCAATAGTGCTAAAGATATAGTTAGCGGAGTGTTTAGTGCCATTGGTGGTTTTGCTTCTAATGCTTGGTCAAGAATTTCAGGTGTCTTCAACGGAGTAGGTAGCTTCTTTAGCGGAGTATTCAATGGTGCTAAAAATGCAGTAAGTGGAGTATTTAGTGCCTTTGGTGGTTTCGCTTCTAAAGCTTATGACGCAATAACAGGAGTATTTAAAGGGCTCGGAGACTTCTTTAGTGGGATATTCGGAGGAATCAAAGACACGATAGACAGAGTTCTAGGTGGTGTCACAGGTACGATTGAAAAAGTATCAGGAGCTATTAATGGTATTGCAGGGAAACTTGGCAAAATGTTTAAAGGTTCTATGGTAGTAGGTTTGCCAGAATTTAACTTATCTTCTAGCGGTTACGGTTTAAGCACAAATAGCGTTTCAAGCGATAATAGAACATATAATACATTTAATGTACAAGGTGGTGCTGGTCAAGATGTTTCTAATTTAGCACGAGCAATCAGACGAGAATTTGACCTAGGGAGGGCTTAATGGTAAGACAGTATAAAATACATACCAACTTAGACGGAACAGACGACAAAGTTTGGGATGTTACAAATGGAAAAGTTAGATTTTACCAGCCCTCTAATTTAGGGTTACAGTCAACTAATAATATCTGGCAAAGTAATGGTATTGGAGTAATGGGGACACGCTCAATTAAACAGCCTCAAATAGAGTTTAAATTGGAAACGTTTGGTGAAAGTTTAGAAGAAAATTATCGGTTAATGAAAGACTTCGTGAATGATATTCTTAGCAAAAAATTCGTTACACTTGAATATCAAACAGAGATTTTTCAGGTGTATGCTGATTTAGCTTTAGCAGATGTCACAAAGACAGAGGGTTATGGGAAGAACGGAACTTTTAGCGAAAAGATAACTTTCGATATAATCACAAAGTGGTATACTTACGAAAATTTAACTTTTGAGAAAATTCAAAATGGTAAAGTTATCGCTGGTAAGTCTAAAATTTATGGTGGAACAGCACCAGGAGACTATAAGTATATCAAAGGAACTTCTTACACTTATTATGGAGAAACAAATATAGAACGTTTAAGTCGCTGGGATATAAAAGACGAAATATTTAGTTTTATGGGGATATTATATCCGCAACTTCCTAAAACACCTACTGGAGTTAGATTTTTAGACGATATCGGAAATGAATATACTGCAATTGTATTCAAGACGGAACAGGTGCAGAATTACATTTTAATAAATACAGATGTAAATGACGAAACCTATCAAGGTTGGAAGGGAACAACTGCTCTAAACTTATTCCCTGTAATGGACTTTGAGCGATACAGAACTCGTATAATTGAAAAAGGTCAAATGGAGCTAATCAATTTAAGTAAGGCAGAGTTTAAAATTAAGAGAAAGGCGGATTTCGTTTAATGTTAGAAGCCAATGTGTATGATAACTTTAATCCGAACTACTATAATATATCTGATTTTAACCTTCCTAATGGTAAAAAAGAAAAAAGAGGGTTGCCGATACCTAAAGCAAGATGTCAAGTTATTAACTATGAACTGTGGGAAACGGGCTATCTTTACACTTCATCAGCTACATTGACCGTTTCGGTAGAAGTTGGAGATATTGTTCAAATTCTTTTTCCTGAAGTTGTTCCAATCGAGGAGGCTCTAGGTCAAAAGAAAAAGCTGAACTTAGATATGGTTTACCTTGTGACAGATGTAGATGAAAGTAATAAAGCTACATTAAAGAACTATTTTTGGGCAATGATTGAAAGCCTTGATGTTCCAAACGCAATAACTAAAACGACAAATTTTGCTATCATTGATTATTTAATTGACCCTCGTAAAAATAATTTAATGAGTTATGGTTATTTCTTTAATTCAAGTATCTTTGCAGGAAAGGCGACAATCAACCGTAAAGCAGAAACTTCATCGGCTCATGACGTAGCAAAAAGGATATTTTCAAAGGTTCAATTTCAACCAACTACGACAATTCAACATGCTTCATCTGAAACAGACCCTAGAAACTTGTTATTCATTAACTTTGCTTCAAGAAGCTGGAATAGAAATAGAATCACGACAAGGGTAGATATTAAGCAAAGCGTGACAATGGACACGGAAACAATAACAGAACGTTCGGCTTATAATTTTGCTGTTGTGTTTGTTAAAAATAAGGCAACAGACGACTATACAGACCCTCCTAAAATGTACACAGCAAAAAATAATGGAGATGTCATTGACTATAGTACTTATGGCGGAGACGGAACAGACTTGCCAGAAGTAAGGACAGCAAAAACATTATTTTATGATAGAGATGAACACGGAAACCCTCCAGATATCTCAACCATTAAAGCAGAAGTTTCGCCCTCTACAATCGTCACAAGATTAATTTTCAACCAAAATGAGCTTTTGCCTTTATATGTTAATGACTTGGTAGATATATGGTATGACGGTAAACTGTATTCAGGGTATATAGCAGATAGAGTTAAAACAGAGTTCAATGATAGACTTATTTTTGTAGAAAGTGGAGACAAACCAAATGTTATATGAGTATGTTGCTACTTATGGCGACAAATATAGAATAGATAGCTTCACAGGGTACAGAGAGCTCCGTAAAGACCACTTAGAACTATTGTCAGGTAAAGTATATTATAATAGCGAAAACTCGCTTAGAATCGAAACTACGCTCTTATACGAAGTCGGCCAATTTGTATCAATTGGTGGTTATCCGTATGGGGGTAGAAAATTTAGATTATTAGAATTATCAATTACTGATAACCCGGTTTTAGATAAAGCAAAGATAATTTCAAGAAAGGTAAAAAATGACAATTAAAAAATTCACGTTTTTCAGTCCAAACGGTACAGAATTTCCAGTTTCCGCAAATGCTGACGCAAAACTGTACATGTTACTTTCTGAAAAAGACTATTCGCAATTCTCACTAAGGCATTGGGAAACGCCTATAAATACAGCTCTCAATAGAATTTATAAAAACACAAGTTTATTAGTTGGTGGAAGATATTTTGAGCTTTATGATGAAGCAGTAGCCTTAAATTCAAATGCTACGAACTTTGTCCATGCAAATATAGACATTTCTAATGCTACAAATCCAGTGACGATGAGCGTAGAAACTTCTGATAACTCAAATCAAGTTGACATCAATACAGGTGTCGGAGTTCTTAAAAAGTGTATTGAAGTTGTTGAAACAAATGCAATGGGAGTAAGTGCAGTCACAAAACCGTCAGGAAGCAGTATTATAGAAAAAATTTATCCAGTTGGTGCATATTACCTTAGTTCGCAACCAACTGAACCAGCTACATTGTTTGGATTTGGGACTTGGTCAAGAGTTAAAGGTCGTGGGTTAGTTGGGGTTGATGAATCTGATTCAGCTTTATCTAGCGGCGGCAAACAAGGTGGTTCAACAAATCCGTTGTCACAACACACAATAACTCCTTCAAGTGGACAGTTTGTTGTCGCTCGTGGGGCAGGAAACCGGCACTGGTCTTCTGGTGGAGCTCCAAGTAATTCTTATGCTATGGATACAGAAAACGGCGGAGTCATAGTTGGAGATAACACTAATCATAATAACTGGCAACCATTCGAGGCAGCTTATATTTGGAAACGTATAAATTAGAAAGTAAAGTATAATGGTAACAAAAATGATTTTAATAACTATCTTAATTTTAGCGATTTTATTCGCTACATGGGTTAAAGATAGAGAAGCAATGAACCCACCTTTCAAACATAGACTTGTAATTGATTTGACGGTAGTTTTCTCGCTATGGGTTTTATACGCAGTCTTTTACTTTACTCAAACTCCTTCAACCTCTGACATTGCGAAAACAGTGATTGACGTAGGATTGTTGTACTTCGTAGGACAATTTATTTACTTAATCGCAAAAATTAGCCCTATGTTTGACGGTTTGGTTAAACTTATGAAAAAGAATGGTGTAAGTGTTCCTGAGGCGGAAGAAGAACAAACGGAGGATAAAAAAGAATGAATATAACTAATGCTGGCGTTCGTGGTCATAATCCTACTGGGGTTGTAATTCACAATGACGCAGGCTCAAATGGTGCTAACACTAGCTTTTATAATGGCTGGCTACCCACTCATGACCCGACAAACGGCTTTGCTCATGTCTACATTGCTTCTGACGGACGTTTACAGGCTTCTGACTTCTCTAATATGGCATGGCATTGTGCTAACTCATACGGTAACGCAAATTACGCTAGTTGGGAAGTATGCCAATCAGAGGGCGATTTAAATCAGTTCTTGAAGAACGAACAAGCGGTACTAGACGACGTAGCTAAGTATATGAAACAGTGGGGCTTAACTCCTAATCGTGATACAGTCAATTTACATCAAGAACTATCATCTACTTCATGCCCTAGACGGTCAGTAGAAGTCCATGGTGGCACTTTAGAAAGTTGTCGCTCATATTTTATTGCAGAACTAAACAAACGCCTTACAGGGAAAACTGAAAGCAAACAAAACGAAAAGGAAATCGAAATGTATCTTATTTATTGTACAGACACAAAACGCTACTATGTATCTAATGGAGTATCAGTACGCTATGTACGATCTACACGCATGTTAGAAAACTATCAAAACAAATGGGGTAAACTTAATTTGCCTAAAGATACCATGTTACAAGTGGAACTAGACGCTGAATTTGGACCAAATGCCACTAAACCATAGAATAAAAAAAGACAGCTTTATAGCTGTTTTTCTTTTGTAATTGAGCATATTTTAAAGAGGATATACCTACTTTCTATTTTTAATTAATTTATTTTGTTTTTATTTTTTACCAAGTCACCCAAGCTGTACCGCCTGAACCTTGATATATACTTACTGCTTTGTCTAAATAATCTTGTGGACTTAAGTTGGATACCTGACCATGCACGCTTTGCATTATCTGTAATAGTCCCCAGCATGATAACTCATTTTCAACATAAGGGTTTCCACTCGACTCCTTATAAATAACATCAAGCCATTTACCAGCACTTACTCCTGTATTGCTTGCCATATAATTCGCAGCTATTTCTGGGCTTACACTAGACCAATCACTTCCAATAGTGTCACTAGTTGCTGTGTTTGGTACACCTCCCTCATTTTCATTTTCATCGCTAACTTCTTGCGTCCTTTCGGTGTCAGGTTGTTCAGTTGTCTTATCATGTTCTCTTGAGATTCTGTCAGATTCGGCTTGTTTTTCAGCTTCAACTCTTCGTTTATTTTCTTCACTAATTCGTTGTTCTTCAAGTGCTTTCTCCTTAGCTTGCCTTATATGCTCATATTTTGCTTTCTCTTGCGTTTTAAACTCTTGTTGATATAATTGTGCCACAATATCATTAAAGTTGTTATTTGCCCTTTTATAAGCTTGCTGAATTAGTACAATACTTCTAATTGTATCGTCTGTTAAAATAAAGATAATTATTCTCCTTTACGTGTACGTGAATTATAATATGCTTTCGCCATAACTATGTCTTTATTATTTGCTTTCATATTTTTAAATGACTTAATAACTTTATATTCGCCCTGTGAATCAATTTCAATTAAACGCATTTCAAATAAAGGAACAAGCCTATACATTGTTAATACAAACGCAAAATCATTATTTGCTTCTTCTAGCGTGTCGCTTGTTTTATAATAATCTCCGTCCATTGCGCTATACCAAATCTCATATTTCATGCCATGCTCTTTTCTATTAAATCTTTTCTTAAAATTTTGGCGGTTCTTGTCGTTCTGGCGTTTCAACTTTATCATATTCGCCATTTTTAATATAAAAACTATTTTGTTTGTATAATTGTTCTAGTTCTTCATTCCATAACTTATAATAGTTCCATAAGTCTATTGAAGTTTTAGAATTAACATCATTAATTTTCAATTCATGTACAGCCATTTGTTCTAAGTGACTACCGATTAATTTTAAAATAAACCATTGTGCGTCTTGTGCTTCTTTTTTCATGCTATACTCTTTTCTATGTTTCAATTGCTTACCTGATTAATGGCTTCAATAATATTATTGCCAGTATTTATTAGAATTTCATCACTTACAATTACATTCTTTCTTGAAAACAGTTCATTCTCAATCTTCATAAAGTGCATTGCTTTAGCTAAAAATTGAGCCGATGATTCATAATATAATGTTTCTAGTTCATCATCTGAAAGCTGTGTTAAGTCGTCATTAGCAAAAGTTGTAAGTTTTCGCTTAATTTCTTTGCCATTGTCATCTTCTTCTACGTAGTAACGCTTCATCTATTCATTCCTCTAATTTCAAATTTTTCAATAATATACCGTTTAGATCCTAACTCAAAGCTGACTAGATAATTATTAAAAGGGTCTTTTTTGTTCAAGTCGTTAGCAATCTTTCTAGCTGTTGACCGTGGATATTTTGAACTATTAATCTTACTTGTATACTTATGTAATATTATCTTACTACCTCTCTTTGCATTTTACGTTTCAATCGTTGCTTATATAGATACTCTTTACTTGGTTCTAAACTAGACAATATCTCATCTAGTAAGTCAAACGCTTCTCCGTTATCTCCTACGCTATCAATCTTTTTAAGGGTAAGTTCGTGCATTTCATCATCATTGAAAAACATAGTAAGATAAGGGAATGCTACGGTATTCGGTAAGCTCAAACGTGATTTAGTCATTTTTAAGTTAGGATATTTACCTGTTTCAGCTTTAACTTTTGATTCAAACTGACTTATTCCGACACCTTGCTCTTTTAGCATGCTATTAATTCTTTCATACAATTCTTCATTTGTCATTATGCTATAACCTCAATTATTTCTGTATGCTTTTTAACTTCATATCTTTGTTCTTCTGGAAGCAATTCGTTCCATTTTAAAGCCTCTTTTTTATTATAAAACTTACGTGATTTAATTTCTTTTTCCAATATCCAAGATACTGTGTAGTATGTAAATTCATCTTTCATTATCCAATTACTCCTGTCTTGATGCTTAGCCTTTGCTGACTTGATAAGTGATAACATGAGCACCGTTTGCAATAATAAGTTCTAACTGGTATTTTATCATCTTTATTTTTCTTACTCTTTTTATTATGCTGGGCATTAGCTATTGAGTATAAAGCACCCATTTTTGTGTATTTGCGTTTCTTACACATATTATTCACTAGCTTTCTTGATCATTGCTTGCTTATAAGCCACAATCGTTCCGTCAAACATAGCGCTTTGGATTTCTCCTTGTTTAATAAACCCTTTTTGTTCTAATTGAATTACTTGTTTTGTTAATCCTTTTAATGTAAATGCTGTTGCTACTTTAATTTTGTCCTTAGGTTTTCTGTTAAATAATTTCATTTGTTTTTTCACCAAAACTTTCTATTTTCATGTCTTCGTAATTAATTATCAAAAACACTCCATTCATTTATTGTAAATAACTCAAAGCCTTTTAACTTGTCTTGCTTTTCAATTGCTACCTGCTTATTATCTTGCTCTCTTAGCAGTTCAATTATAGGTCTACCAATATCAAACCACTTGACAACTGTATTAGCTTTAAGTCCGAAATACTTAGCACATTGAGCTTTACAGCTAAAGTGTAGTTCTTCTTCTGTAATAGGGTTATAAGCTACTATTTCCCTATCCTTTCGCATTGCCATTGTTTAATCTCCTTTCTATAAGACAATATTATCAAATTACTTTATATTTGTCAAGAATTAACTTAGACCTCTTCAATAAATTCTAAGTATCTTTCATCAATCGCTTTAATTTCTTCTTTAGTGAACTCTGACTTGAAGTTATTTCTTTCTTCTTTGAACCCTAGGAAAAGAAACTTTTCCCCTAGCTCATTTTTAAAAGAATTCAAATATCCTTTTTTGTTGTTCATCAGCTTAACATTGTATTTTTTCATTTGCGTCTCCTTAATTTCTATAATGCCATTGTATCAAAAAAAGCTAATGCTGTCAAACATTAACTCTTATTTCTAACTTTCATTCTTCTACTTTCTTTTTAAAGTGTTGTAAATGCTTAGCTACTTCATGTTTATCAATTTCTTCTTGTGTCCATTTATAACGTTTTTGGTTAGGCGCTTTAAGGAAAAATTCCAGTCCAATATCTTTTGCCAAATAGCCGTTTCTATCATGAGGCTCTGGAATGCAGATATAAAACAACTCATCTTCTTCTACTTCCCATTTATCACGGTTCAATAATAACCATAGATGGGCCTGTTTAGTATTACCACTTAAACCAAATGCTGCCAAAGTATTTTTATAGCTCTCTGTATTGCCAACTTCAAGCCAAACTTCTTCAAATAATTCATCAAAAATTTCTTTGCTGAAGCGTATATCATATAGTGTATTATCAGTATCTAACGTTTGATGTTCTTCTAGCCATTCGTTCAACTCTTTAGAGATAATAATTTTTTCTGTCATTTTATTCGCCTTTCCAGTTTTTGAAATCATCGGCCATATCTTGTGTAAAGCCCATAATATCTTCAGTAGTGTACTCTGTAAGCTCATTCTCGTTACTTAACTTAGCCAGTTCTTTGGCATAGTCTAGAGCCTTGTTGTAGTCTTTGTCGTAGCTTTCGCCCTCTTTCTTGCCAGCTCTTACTAGATACTTTAATACCTGCATTGTATACCAACCTGCAAGCTCTTCGTAGTTAAAATTGTGTTTCAAGTATTCGTTAAGTTCTACACCATGCTCATTGGCATAGTGCCGATTCTTTTTAAAATTCATTAGATGATTCCTCCAAGCCATGCAATACTCAATATTGCAATCATAGCCAGCCATGCAATAGCTATAACTGCGAAGCCAACACCTGCAACTATCATTAAAGTTTTTACTGTATCTTTCATTTTGTTCTCCTTAGTTTGATTGTCTGTATTTTTCCATTACTTTAGGGTATTTGCTAACAAATTGCAATTGTTCTTGATGTAAACGACTTGACCAATGGAAAAGCCTATCAATTTCTGCTAAAGCACTCAACTTTTCATACATCTCTTTAATGTAAAACTCTGCATTTCCTACTGATTTCCAATAAGCTGATGTGTTCACTGTATTGCTAGTTTCAGCAAGTTTATGTGCATTGATATCTGCCTTTTCTTTTTTCTTCATCAGACTATCAATCTCTTTAAATATAATCTTTAACAATTTCACTTGATAGTTTTGCACTATTTCTTCGGTTGTCATCTCTGCACCTCTTTCATAATTACATTCTATCAAATTGCTTTTACTTTGTCAAGAATTAACTATTACTTGTCTTTCTAGTTTGATATAATTTATTCCATTTTTCTATAAGTTCCAGTAATTCAGGTTCATTATATTCGGTAAACAGTTCAATCTGCGATGTACACCAGCAATGTAAACAGCGATCGCAACTATAACAGATGTTTGTATACCCCCTGCAATCTTTGCAAACTCCTAAGCCGTCACTCGTTGGTACATCGAAGCAGTGGCAATATCTTTTGTCATTAAAATATTTTCTTTTCATTATTCCTCTTCTTCAAGTGCTACATTCTCGGCCATTACAACATCAATATCCTTTCCAGTCACTTTTTCGATATAATCAACTGCAAGTTTATTGGTTTTAGCTAGGTCCACAAGCTTTCTGTCTACAAGGTTTCCAACAACAATATCTTGAGTGATATTTGCTGCTACGCTTGCTTTAATCAATGTTTGAATACAACTCTCTAGTTCTTCTTGGAGTTTTTCAACTGTTTTGTTTACAATATCCATTTGTATTTTTCCTTTACTCACATATGCTATTATAATCTATTTCTTTTTAATTGTCAAGCAATAAGTGCCATGGACCACTAATAAAATAATTGTTATTATGAATAGCGGTGGGATAAATACAGTTACTGCAAACCAAACAATAGAAACTAAAGTATAGATCATGATTTTTAGTATTAGTTTACAAGCATGAGTTTCTTGAAAAGTTATATCCTCATCTAATAATGAATCATCTTCTGTTGAATTACCATAAAATATTTTACTTTCATCTACTTCGTACTGGTTTCTACAATAATCACATTTACCATTAGTGAAATTTGAAGCCCCACAGGTTACGCATTGCATTAAATTCACTTTATAACCTCTATTATATGCCCTTTTAGTTTATAACCTTTACTATAATTTTTCCAAGCTGTTGAATTGGAAACTCCAACGTATCTAGATAAATCGCTGAAGCTTCTAAATTCCTTTCCATTCCATAATACTTTTTTATCATGAAATCTTTTTGCGTTTTCTGTTTGTGTTACATACTCTAAATTATTCAAGTTGTTGTTTTCTTTATTTCCGTCTATATGATCAACAGTTAAATCAGACTTACCACGAAAAGCCTCCATTACTATTCTATGTACTCTTTCTTGTTTCCCATTAATTTTTGTTACTTTATAACCGTATTTATTGGTTGCTTGTTTTTTCTTTATTGTATATTTTTTGTTTTCTTTAAATACATCTCCTTTATCACTAACTAAATACTTTCCTTTATATCTTACTACTTCCATTATTTTTTTCCTCTTTCCTTAACTCGATGTATTAAGTATAATAAAAAAACTCTAAGCTGTCAAGCAAAAAGTTTTTATTGTTAATTATTTTTCTTTCAATTTATTCTTGAACCAGATGATTCGTTCTTTGAACCAAGCGTCAACTCCTTCAGGACGTAGCCATTTGCCTTGTTTAACTCCGTTCTTTTCCATGAACTCAATCACTTTAGTTGGAGTTTCTAGGTCGTCCCACATAGTATATTGTTTTGCTGAATTGAATTTACTAAACATTTCAAGTGTTTCGATGTAGCTATCTTTCAAAAGTTCCGTGTCAAGCAATTTTTGGGCTTTCTCAGCACGTTTAGCGAGTCGTTCATTAGCTTGTTCCAGTTGTTCCTTTTGTCGCTGTAAGCTCAAGTTATGATTGATGTAAGCAATTTGCTGTGCATGCCGTCCAAGTTTGCCTTGCGTATTAAGCTCGATTAGTTTAGCCAGTCCGTCGCCAAGAATTTCATCAGGGACAAGATTATATTTGTATTTCTTATTTGTGTTTCGTACGTAGTTATCAAGCGTTTGTTTAATTTTAAGTTTTTTATGTAGTTCTCTTAATGTTGTCAATTTAATACTCCCTCATATATTTTACCAAACTTCAAAGCATTAATTTTAACTAGCTGTTTCAAGTCTGATATAAATTGCTGTTCTCCGTCAAAGTCAAATGGCATTGATACGTTTTCCTTGATCCAAGCGAAAGCTCCGTCAAAGTCTTGTCTTAGTAAGCTCATCTTATCAACGATGTCGATAATTTGCTCTCTCTCTTCTGCTGTGTACATGTAACCGACTTTCTATCAAAAAGGCAAATCTTCAGTATTAACTTCAATCGGTTCAGCTCCTCCAAATAAATCTTGTTTAGCTTGTGCTTGTGCGCCATTTCCGTCATGAATAAACACTTTTTCAACCGTAGGGAAAACAAAGTTATAATTTACGTATTCGCCTGATTCCTTAGCTTGTACACGACCGCTGACCGTTATGGTGTCTCCTAATTGAATGAAGTCAGGCAAGAAAGCTGAACCATACGCAACTTTTATGTTAGATCCCTTTTCTTTTTCAAATAATGGTACTGAAATGATTTTCTTATCGCCTTTAGAAGTATTTACTGTACGTGTATTTTTTTCGTTTGCTTGTGCTGTAACTGTGATAATTGCCATTTATTTATTCTCCTTTTTCTGCTTCTTGCTGTGCTAGCCAAATTGTCATGATGTCGGTAATTTCTTTTTTAGTCTTATTTTTCAAGCTGTCAATATTTTTATATCCTAGTTGTTCAGCTCGTTTAATAAGTGGTTGGATCTCTCTAAGTCGTTGTTTTTCTGCTTCAAGTTCTTTCTGTTCTTCTGTCAAGTCAGGGAGGTCTTCATTTGCGTAGATATATAATCCTAAACCATGACGAGCGATTGCCTTAACTAGTCCACGTTGAATGGCTTTATTTACGTCCATTGAAGTAATTTTTTCAAGCGGGATAGATTGGTTACGATGGTTCATAACAGGTAGATATTCAATGTGCTCTAAGCCCTCAATAGTCATTCCAACTTTAACCCAAGCTGTCCTACCGTCTGTGTGATAATTTAGACCTTGCTCATTTTCATAAACTTTACTATTTGCTTCAGGATAAACTTTTTTTACCTCAGACCATGCAAATGCCCAACTCAAATAGTCAAGATTATTCTTTTTACTCTTTTTATCATTAACATTAATAACGCTTAATTTTTCAAATACGCTCATTTTTTCATCCATTTAAATCCTCCTGCGCTTTTTCTTTTTCCGTTGCAACAACGGTTTATATTTCCGTTTGGAATTCCTGTTTCTCGTTCTGCTTGTCTCATTGATTCAAATACATTTAATATATTATCATTTAAGTCTAATTGGATAACTTTTTGGGAGAGTTTTTCAGCAATCCTTTTTATTCTAGTACCGTGTATGTTATTTTCTTTTGCAGTACACCATTCAAGATTTCTTAAATCGTTATTTAACTTGTTTTCGTCAATATGATTTACACAAGGCTTTCCTTCAGGATTATCTATAAAAGCAGTCGCTATAATTCTGTGCAAAAACAGAAATTTCCTTTTATCATATCCATATAAGCCATGCATTAAATATCCATCTCTATGAAGCTTAGGTTTAAGCACTATACCACTTTTTATATTTCTAACTTTACCTAGATTTGACACTTCATAATTTTCAAAACCCTCAATTTCAACAAAAGTTTCAACTTCGCTCATTTTCTCCCCTTTCCACGATAAATACGTTCCCTTGTCTTGTAATTTCGATATTATATTTAAGCATTGGTAAAATATATCCGTCTTCCCAGTAGTCCCACAAGTCATTTATTAAGCCATATAAGCGCTCGTTGGGCCCAGCCCTATACTTTGTTTCGTTCATCTCTTCGAGCTCTTTAGACAACTTCCTGACGCCTCTAGCATAATGTTTACTTGCTTTTTCTCTTGCTTTTAAACTTTTGTAGTTGCTTTTCATAAATGAACTTTCTAATATCTTCTTTCTGCTGTTTTTCCTCTTTATCAGACCAACCGACCTTTTGACCTTTTCGCTTGCCACTTTGATAAACTCGTCTGTTATCTTCTGGAAAGCCATTTTTCTCGAAGTATATTCTAGCATATTCAAAATAATTTAAGCTGTTGATGTACTGCTGACTATCCTTTTTGTGATAATTAAGAGTTATTAAACGCCTTTCAGCTAAACTTTGGAAAGATGTTATCATACTTTTTCTTTAATAAAACCTAAAAGTTTCAAAGCTACATATTCTTCACTATCTTCTTCAACCTCTTTTGCAAATTCTTTATCACTAGTTAGTTCTTCTTCTCCAGCATAATATAAAGGTGCAAACCTAGTCTTATCAGAAAAGTTATAAAACTTAAATTTAGGAACAATAACTTCATAACCATTAATAACAGCGTCTAACATTTTTCCTTTTTCATCAAGAGTAAATGGTTCTTTTTCGCCTTTTTCATAACATTTTCCATTACCGTCTTTAAGATAATGGTTCCAACCATACCTACCAATATAATGGAAAGCTTTATCATTACAGACAAAGGTTTTAAGATAATCAGCTTGTTCTTGCGTTAATTTAACCACTATTTATAGTTCTCCTTTATTTCTATATATATTATTATACCAAAATTATTTATTATTGTAAAGCATTAGATGTTATTTTTTTATTTATTTCTGCTTTTAATTGCAATGCCCTAACTAATGCACGCTTAGAATAATCATTTTCACAAGTATTATGCAATTTTTTTGACTGTCTGACTAGAAATTCAGCACGACCAAGCCATACTTTAAAAAGCTCGTCATTGTGCCACTCTGCTTTTACCATTTCATCTAATGCACGATATAACCAGCCATACACTTCAGCGTGTAAATTAATAGCTTTGTTCTCGTAATTAATCATTTTCTATTACTTTTCCTTGCTCTTTAGCTAAGTCTAAGAAAGCCTGTGCTGATTCTTTCGTTGTTTCGATTGGAGTTTCAGCCTTTACTTTTTCAACTAGTTCGCTATCAGGCTCTTTTTTATCTTGTTCGATTGATGTAAAAGCCGAGCCAACATATCCCCAAAGAATCTCATTATTAAATGCAAAGTTTCTAGCAAATACTTTCATGATAGAATATCTGTTTTTAGTCTTACTATTAATTTTTGGCGACATAGTAAAAGCTATCTCGTACCAAGATGGAATAGTTGTAGCTCCTAATATATGACTTGGAATGATACGAAAATCACGTTCTGTTAAAGACTGTTCGCCAGCTTGTTTTCTAGCATGTGCCACAATCATAAACGTTACATACTTGTCGTGCTTCATATCTAAAGTATTTCTAAGGCTAGTGATTCCTCTTAGGACTTCTGCCATTGGTTGGTTTGCGTTGATTATATCGTTGTCATCTAACAAGTCTTTTAGAGGGTCTAAGATAACAAGCCCAATATCTTTTTCTAGTATGAAGTTATATAGCTCTCTAAGCCCTACATTGTGCTTTTTCCCTTGGCTGTCATATTTCCATGTATCAAGTTTGAAAGCTCCACCATGTAAGAAATATAAGTTATCAGGACTATCTCTTCTTGAACCTTTCAAGCGTTGATGTTCTGTCAGTCTGCTATTCTCATTCTGAATAAATAACACGTTAGTTTTAGTTGTTTCTCTGCCAGCGAACGGCTCTCCTAGCGCCAATGCCTGCGCTAAATCTTGAGCCAGTGATGACTTCATACTCTTTTCACTACCTGTTATAAGTCCAAGTGAACCTTTAGGCAATATATCTTGTACATTCCAAAGTAAACCGCCTGCGAAGTCATCTGATTCTTTAAGTTCCTTTGCTGTACTTACTTTATCAAATATATTCAATTTTCATGCCTCTCAATTTATAACCTTTTTTAATCCTACGACTAATGCCACCTGTTGTTTTTTCTCCAACTATTAGCGCCACTTCTGTTAGACTATTGTATTCTTTATCTCCCCATTTTACTTTTTTTGAATTGTATCTACGTACATTTTCTTTATGAGAAACATATTCAAGATTAGACAAACAGTTATTAGCTTTATTTCTATCTTTATGGTCTACTTCTTTACTAGAAAAACCAGTAAATGCTTCTAAAACAATTCTATGTACCCCTAAAGGTTTTCCATTTATAGAAGTGGAAAGATAACCGTGATTATTTTTTGATAGTGGTTTCTTTTTTAAATTATTTTTCTGTATTTCCCAAACTTCACCGTCATCACTAACCATATACTTCTCTTTATACTTTATAAATTTTCTCAATTTAGTCACTAGTTACCTCCGTTGGTTCTGATTCTACTAATTTCCAATAATCTTTTTTATTTTCATAAGTATCTCCATAAATATCATCATGGTAAAGCATTAAAGAATCACTTGGAGCTAATAACCAACATTCTCCACCGCCATAAACATAAATTCCTTTTCTTTTAGTCATTTATTTCTCCTTTAGTATATAATAACAAAAAAGACTTGAAAAGTCAAGCCTTAAATACTATTTATCCATTTCCAGCAATCAAAATTATATCAAAAATAATCTGTAATATAGTTATACTTTTCATATTTCTCCTTTTCTTATATCATAGTATCAAATTATTTTACATTTGTCAAGACTTAATTCCATTTCTTTCTTTTATGAATTTGTTTATACTATCTTGATTTAATCGTTTAGATATTTTTCTTAGTTCCTCATTAGTTTTAGCCATGTCGCTTTTATTCTTTTTATTTTTCTTTCTTTCATCACTAGCTTTTTGTTTGTCATTTACAGCACTTTAAATAACTTACACCACTTGCTTTTCTTATTTGCTGACACTTAATACATTTATTTTTCATTTTTTGTTTCTCCTTTTTTCTAATTCAATGCAATGCTTACATTTAGGGTTATCTACATGGATATATTCTTTTACAACTTCTTTTTTAAACTTTTTATTCTAAGTTGTTCTTTTTTTAAGTCCATGCAGTGTGATATTGACCAGCCACAACCACTACATTTAATACTTTTTAGTTTGTAAGGTTTGTGTTTTGTTGTATAACTCATCTATTTTCTCCGTTTTCATCATCGTAAATGACTATTATTAGAACCAAGCTAAATCAATTTCATTAGCTAAATTAGCAATTTCTTTTAAAGCTTCTTCGTCTGTCATGCTTTTTAAATCACAGTCTTTAAGTTTGCGTTCTATTTCATCAGCTATTTCGATCGCCTCTTCTAATGATTGAGTTCTAATAATATCTTTAGAAGCTTGTTCTTGTTTAAGACGAAGTTTTTCTATTTCATCAGTTGTTTTGGGTTGTTCGTTATTTAATTTTTCTCTTATAGCGTCATCTTTTTTCCCATAAGTTTTTCTATAAATGAATTTTTCATGTTCATCAAATGTCATTTTATCTGTTTTTGTGTTAAAGTTTTTCATATTTTCTCCATATTTTCTTCTAGCCCAACTTGCCAGTGATTTTTGATTAATGTTGTGTAAATATCTTTCAAAAGAATAAACTGTATAAAACTTTTGTTCATACTCAACTTTATTTGTTTCTTTGTTTATTGAGTATTTAAATGCTCTATCATACATAAAATTCAAGTAATCTGTTTGAAAGTCTCCCAGAAGTGAATCATAATTGTCTCTTTTATCTATTGTTTCTTTTGAAATTGCCTTACCTTTAGCTTTACCAATACGACATTTACGACCAGTCTCTTTATATTTACATTTTGGGTTTTCTCCGTTACAATTAGAACAAAATTCTTGTTTAGGTCTAGCCATATTTTTATCTCCTTTCTTGATGATAAATTAATTATATGCTTTTATTTTAGACTTGTCAAGAATAATAGTATTGTTCGGAAATAACTATTGTTTTTATGCTTGTACATATTTATTGACATTTATTGTTCGGTTTTAGCTATATATTTAATGTGCAAAAAAACGTAGTAGTATATATTAACCTTTAATTTTGTACACTAATAATTATTTTTCCGTACATTTTATTTTTCTTGTTTTCTTAAACCTTTCACAATTCCAGTACAAGATAAAAAGATTATCAAACACTCCGGAATTCCTTTAGAAATCTTACAAACAATAAGCTGATTGCGCTTACTGATACCATACTTTACAAACAGGACACACAATGCACTTACATTCTGCCACTTCTAGTCAAATTGCGGTCAAGCGTGAAACAAAAGCCCTAAGGGGCTGATTTATTTTTTTAATATAATTTATTTATTTTCTCCTAAGTCAAAATATATTGCTGGCTGATTGTTCCATAGTTCTAATGTTTCCTTATCTGTTGCTGGCTGATTCATGTATTCTCTGTTCATTCTAGCTCTTGTATTAGCTACTTTAAGTTTAATACGTTTCTTATATTCTTGCTGTCGTAAGTACATTAGATATTTATCTCTTGCCATATCTTCCTCCTATAAAGATTATAACACAAAATGCCTACAAAGTCAATCATAGACTACATAATAGAGGATAAACCAAACCTGAAAAGTGCATTTGTTATAATAGATACAGAAGTTAAGAGAGGAAAGCAAATGACAGAAGAACAGCTATTATTTAAGCAAGAAACATTGTCAAAAGTTGACTTTAACGAGTTCTTACTTAACGCTGTTGAATGTGGTTTGATTAATCTTGATACAGCTTTAATTTTTAAAGGAGAATAACAAAATGAATAAAGAACATATTTTAGCACAAAAAGAAGTATTAACTCCAATTGAGTACGAACACTATATTAAGCACTTATTTGATATCGGAGAAATTACTAAAGAGCTTTATATTGAATTGAGTTCTGATTTATGAGCAAAGCCTTAGCGATTGACTTTAGCACTTCTAATACTGGTTATGCGTTTCGCAATCCTTTAACAAATGAGTATGTAGTCGGTTCAATTGCAGGTGGCAAAAGTAAAGATCCTTTGGAACGTGCAAAGATAATTGCTGACGGTATAACAGAAGTCATTGAGCATTATAACTTATTCGACTACTTTATTTATATTGAAGAACCTATTATCACGTTCAAGTCTAAGGGTAACATCTCATTGATTAGAGCTAACGGTTCATTCTTAGGAGTCATGCGTAACCGTCATAACATTGGCTATGTTGATATAAGTAATTCAATGTGGTGCGGTTATCATCTTATTAAAGGTAAAAGCAAAGCAAGAAAAGAACAAAGTATTGAGATACTAAATAGTTATAACATTGTTCCAGAAGATAAGGTTAATGACGATATGGCAGACGCCTTTTGTATCTTACTCTATGTAGAAAGTCAGGAGAATAAATGATTGTAATTAACATTGCCTTGATTATTCTTGGCATTTTATATGGTGTAGGTTCAGTTACCAACTTTAAGGAGTGGTATTATCGCCATGACTATCTAGCTATTGCATTGAGTGTATTTACATCAATCTTATTGGTAGTGGCTGGAGTATTAAACATATTGAATTAAAATAATAGGTGCGCTGATTGACGGTGCTTAAATGTTATAGAGTTAACAGCCTAAGCAATAGGGTGCAAGGTGACGGGAATGCCTTAGTTAAATGAGTGTCGCCAACTAACAGCCCTTTGCAATTAGAGATATAAGTAAGCTGTGATAATAGCCTTGGCTACTTCAAATGGTTCGAGTCCATTGTATCTCATTCTCCTTTATTTATTATATGTCAGTGAACCTTTAACGTAGCTGGTATATAATAACACTTGATATAGATAATAGTAAGAGGTAGCGCCTTGAGCTAAGGAATACTGGTGCAGGTCCAGTCCAAGTGATAGTGGTGTATAGTCCATAGAAGAAGTGCTAAGCAATGGCGCAGTACCTTGGCATAACTATACAAGACAGCTGGTTAGAGTAATAAGGTGTAGGGTTCGATTCCCTACTACTGCTATATAAGATAAGGGAGAAGCGAATGATTATATTATTATTTATTATTATGTTGTTCATCAGTCCACGTATAGCATTGCTGATATTATTGTTAGCTATTAATCCAGTGTTCGTATTGCTATGGCTATTAGTATGGCTTGCTATTAAGTTAAAGTGATTGTGAAAAGAAAATAAAATAAAAATTTTTCCATAGGTACCCGCCCCATTAATCGCTATGTTAAGGAGATTTTCAGCACAAAGGACT